ACGTAACCTCCTTTCTTCCTGATAAAGAAGAACTTACGGGGATCAATATCATCACTCGAAACAGGCTTTTTCAGCCAAATCGAGTAATGAAGATGATCATACCTATCCTTCCTGGTAAAGTAGACGAATCTACAATACTGGAAAGAATAAGTTCCGTGATTCGACTTCGCTATAGGACTTAGCATCATCCTATAGTGACGTTTGAGCCTTGGGTCAGTGACCTTAAGCCCAGCGTCATCAGGAAAATACGGTGGAACAAGCTTCACTCGAAGCCCATACCGCCGGAAGATACTAAAGATCTGTCTCAAAGCATGTTTGTCATATACATATGAAAGCTCTCCGAAATACGTTATGTATTTCTTTAAGAGAGAGTTCAAAATGATATACAACCATGGCTCAAGATGAGATCTCTTAGTACCTGGAGGGGCCTTTAAATAAAAAGGCCTTACGTCGTATCCTGCAAGGTAATCACCTCCACAGGACTCTCTGAACTGCATGGATCCATAAAACGATTTATCATCGTTAATTATGAAACCAACCTCAGTCATCGTCTCAATAAATTGAGTAGCGATAGCTGAGGGAACGATGCAATCATCACCAAATACACTGATATACTTTTCGGGTACATAAGTACCGGAGAGCAACCTATCCATTGGAGGATAAGTTGAACATATATTAGTTTCTTCAGTGAAGAGAACAGCGTTCGCATAAGTCCAGAAGACGAGAGTTTCAAGCGGAAAGGTTACCGCATTACCCATCGTGCTTATCATCTGTAGATTGATAGGTGCTCCGTTTAAGGAGGTAGTATCGCACCTTAGATAGTAAACAATATCGAACCAATCCGATGGCAAAAGCCATCTTAGTAGCTCGATCGATACACAATCAGAGGCGCTGGACCAATCAACCGTTGCAGATTTGCAACTTATGGAAGATAGTCTAGCAACATCTTTGTGTTGTTCGGGTAGAAACTCAACGTCAAGACCAACTGATTTTAAACGCTTATACATCATCTGCATCAAACCTTGCTGGAAGAACATATTACCAGTGGGTTCAACACAGATCATGCGGCGCTTGTCAGTGGTCTTATCGACTGTAGTGGCACGAGACCCATCAACTACTTGGTACCAATCCGTTACCGGATTATCGCAGTTATGTTCAATAACCGCTGCTTTCAATTCGGTATCGAAAGCAAAGTACTTTGTAAGTAATGGTTCAACTCTATCAGTTACTGACATCGGAAGCTTGAATTTCCTTTCTATAGAAGTATCCATAAACGGAACTCCTATGGAAGATCCCGAAGAATGTTTACATTCTTCGAACAATTCAAGTGCCGAGAAGGACCCGAGCACAGATTTAGTAAGTGCACGGGCTCGAAGATGGACTTTATCAATCCACTTCGTGTCCTTCTTGATGCGAGACTCATTCCATGGAAGCCTGTAAAAAAGCTTTAGGTTTGTGTCAAGCATATGACTGTTAACTTTCAAAAACTTCTCGAAAGTTTCAGTCTCAAGAGTCGGGACATCCTGGGTCGTTGAACAGTACTTTTTAAGTAGTTCATTGACCTGTCGGTTAAAACTGTACAAAATAGAGCTGTCGTTCAAGCTATACAGCTGTTGTGCTTGAGCGAAGTCTCGCCTAATTGCCTGATGTATACTTGTTGATATACGATCAGGATCGAAGAGCTGGTGCTGCTTCGACTTCCGGTTTTGTTTCTTCATTTGGAGTATTCTCCTGTAATGTAGAAGTGGAATCTGGAGTTAGAGGTTGCCCTCCACACCAAAGCCAATGCTGTGAGTAAGCTTGAGGCTCGTCTACACAATCACTAATAGGAGCAGGGATAGTATCAATGCCAAGATAGGCGTTGATAACTAAAGCTGCTGCTACAATGATAGCGTATACTAAGGCACTCAAAACTTCAACCCACAGATTGATCGTTCCAGAACGAATCGTAATCCGCATCTGTAGCGATCTGTGCTAACAGAGAACGTAGAGCCGCAATTTCAGTTTCTGTCGTTTCGACGTCAACTGAAAGTCCGATGTCAAAGCTGTTGGTGGTATAAGAACCATTATCCAACAGCAGTGGCTTCAGACACTTTACGGTACTACGCTTCTGTGTATAGCCATTGGGAGCACTAGTTTGAACCTGAGGTTCACGC